CTGCGGTAGCTACGTGACCGCCCTCTGCCGTAGGCATCGTATCGAACGTAGATCTGATCCCACCAGGGCGGCGCGTGCGCAAAGGTGGCTGAGCCGGCCTTACAGGCGCCGGTTCAACTGGCGGCTCTACAGGTTTCGGGGGCGGAGGTGGCTCCGGCGGCTTTGGCTCCATACGCGGCGGCGACTCGGGTACTTCAGGTGCGGGAACAGGGCTGCCTGCGGGCTTCGGCGGTGCAAATGTATTTGCCAGCGACGACGTAATATCGCCAAACCAGGACCCCACGGCCGCCTGCTTGATCACGTTCGAAGCGTTATCGAAATCCATATCAGCCGCCCACCTGCGATTGAATCCAATCTGCGTACCCTTGGGTATGCACATCTACCTGTGGTACTGGTTTACCAGTCGGCACCGGAGTCTCAACCTCCGTCGGTGCTGGGGGTTCTGGCACAGCCGGAGGTTGCACAACAGGGGCCGGTGTAGCAGCCGCCTGAGGAGCGGCTGGGGCCTCTTCAGGAATACCGCTTATGCGCTCCATCTGGCGGCGCCACGCAGCCGCACTCCGCTCTTTCTGCTCCATTGTAGCCTTGAAGGCTGCTCGGCGCCGTTCTACCTCTTGAGCCTGCTGACGCTCAATCTCCGCCCGCTGACGCTCAATCTGAGCATCCAATTCCTTCTCGCGCTGCAGCTGTAACGTACGCTTCTCCTCAAGGCGTTGGGCTTGTTCGCGTGCAACAGATTCGGCCTTAGCCTTTTCAACCGCCCTAGTCTCCGCAAGAATCCGACGCTGAGCGGCTCGGAGCTTCTGCTCATCAGGATCTTGATAACGTGGATCGTGGTAGCGAACACCCCATTCGTCAATCTCATATACACTCGGAGGCTTCTGGCCTGGTTTCGGATACCGACTAGGACCCTTTAATTCGATACTTTGGAACCGTTTACCGGCTTTAGCTGCTTTCGCCAGGATAGGCCGCACGCCCGGATCGATCACCGGATTACCATACGCATCCTTCGTGAAGAAGGTAAACCGGACAGCGTCTCCGCCAGCCTCGCGTGCGAGATCCGAGAGAAGAGGACGCATCGCAGCATCCGCACCCTCTAGCTTGCTGAGAACTTCTCGCTCGAACTCAGTTGTTGGACGGGTATAGGAATCGCGCTCTGGATGATCCGGATCGCCAGCGAACTTACCACGAGCAGTCTCAAAGCGGTTCTGCCCAATCATAGTAGCCAGATATTCGAGATGCGGGCCACCCATACCCGGCAGAAGACGGTTGAGATCCTTAAAAGCCGCCGCTTCTTTTTCTCGAATAGCCTTCGCGTCTATGAGAGGACGAAGCTTCGACATCTCCCAGGCGGTATTGCCACGAAGACGTCCCCACCATGTGATAAGTCGATTCCGAAGAGGACCTGCATCAATCGGCGACCACGCAATAGACCCGATATTTTTAACCGCTGAAACCCAGTTCGGATCGTCGAACGTACTCTTAAGATAATCTTCCAGCTCCGCGTCCATCCGATGACTTGCATCCTCATTGAACCACGAGGTATGATAATATGCGTCTAAACCATCGGCGAGAGCGCCGAGTGCTAAACCAACAACTGGAATAACCTTTGCACCTTTTGCGAACTTACCGAGTTTAAGAAATTTGAGGAGCTTAGAGCCCTTAAGAACCCTACTACCCTTGAGAAGCGAAAGACCCTTCAAAAGTGTCAGTTTCTTACCGGCGTTACCAGCGGCCATTGTAGTAGCAGCGGCCCAGTCCGTCCACTTCCAGGTTGGCATCGTATTGATCGAATCGATACCCTTATTAATTAGGTCTTCCCTAATCTCCGGGGTTATTTCCGTACCGCTTTTATATCCGAATACATCCTGGCCCGTCTTTGAAACAAGCCGCTTGCCCAGAACCTTCTTATCAGCCGGAGACATGGCCTTGGCGTTCAATCGCCAGCCACGTTCGATAATCTCTTTTTTAGCGGGATAGTTACGAAGGGTGGTGAAGCCCGACATGATCAACGGGTTCATCATCATGCCAGTAAGGTCCTGACCGGTCTCCGCGGCTGTAGCCATCGTCTCGTTCAAGAAACGGCGGTAATTCTCCTCCAGCGTAAGCGCGATATTCGGATCCGTGTAAGCCTTCGTGGCCTCCTGGAACGACCCCTCCAACCGCTTTTCTGCGGCCTTGAACATAGGATCTTTTTCTATCTTCTCGTCATTTCCCTCATACTTTTTATACAGATCCGCATATAATTTATTGACGGCGATAGAATCTTCTTGGAAAGACAGAAGACTATTCAGCTGCGGCGCCATTGCCGAAAGCTGAGGAAGCTTGAATGTGACGTCTTTCGTACCCGCTTCAGGACCGCCGGGCTGCGCGATTGCCTCCCACACGTCTGGTACATACGAGGCGGCTAGCATAAATTTGCCGATGACGGGCATCTTTTGAGTCGCAAGCGCCAGATAATTGGCGCCTATATCCGCGGTACGACCGGCGGGATATTTCCATTGAATATCCGGAATCTCGACGGGACCGAGTTTAGGACGGTGACGCGTAACCTCAGGACCTGTACTATAAGGGAATCGTCTTGTACCTTCCGGAACGTGGGTCTCCAAAAGTTGCTGCATATCACCGAGGTACTGCTTCTTCTCCTCGGGCGTCGCGCCCATTAATACTTCTTCGTTAAGAAGTTGACCAGCCGTCTCGAACGCTGGCTGATGCATTTTCTGACCATAAATCCGAAGCGCCGTCGCCATAGCGTGTGGGTCGCGGGTATGGGCAGCTACCCAGTGATTATAGTTCGTATTGTATTTCTTAAAGAAATCCGGGTCCTGCATCTCGTAGATACGCCCGATACGCCCGATGATCTCCCGCATCGCCTCATCGCGCACCCACCTGACCGGCTGCTCGGGCATTTCGGCCGACAGCTTCGCCATGGCATGGTCGTACGCTTCTTTCCATTGTGGATTTGCCAAATTATAGGTCGGGTACTGGCGAGGGTTCTGACCGTCCTTCTTTTTCAGCAGGAACCGCTTCTTCGTCGCTATTTTTGGCTTCTTACTCACGTATCACCCCGCAGCTACATCGGTTGTGGGGCCAATATCATCTGCTGACCTTCGCTCCTAGCCTGCCTACGAATCTCCTCGAGATTCTGGATGACCAGGGCATGGAGGTCCTTGTTACCTTCTCGAAGGGCCTTCAACTCCTGCTTACGGCTGTACTCGTCCATAACAGCCAGATTCTGCGCGAGCATCTGCGCCTGTTCGGATATCTCGCCCAATGACGAGGGTGCCGACTGCGGGCCAGGAATACCGCCCTGCGGCATTCCGCCCATAGCCATCGCTTGACCGGCGGCCATTCCGCCACCCATCTGCTGCTGCTGGATCATCGACGGTGTAGGCTGCTGAACCATACCCTTGAGTACACCCATCTCCTCGCGCTTAGCGATCCGCTCGTCGTGCTCACCCTGAACACGCTCCACGAAGTCCTGATGATTGAAGACGCGCTTGACCTCTTCGTGCGCATCAATTCCGAAGGGCTGCAGAGCGGTCTGCGGGCTGAGCTGATTGGCGGACATGAGCTGCAGAAGAACGGCCTTCCGCTCCATGTCGTCGGCGATAGTGGTCTTCTGCATCTGCACCTTGGTAGGCGGCAGACCGTAGATTCCGCCGAGCAGATTGACCATCCAGTCGAGCAGCTTGTTGTAGAAGGCTGGGATAGCCTGCCAGTATGCCTCAAACATACGCAGCGCCATCGGAGCCGCCTGTACCTGCAGGTTCATCTGGTGATACTCAAGCGGGACGCCTAGCTGGTTCAGATATTCCTGCTGGCGGAACTTGAGTTTATCAGGCGGCAGAAGATTCTGACCTTCACCGCCGAGGAATTGGTAGTTGAGCGGATACGGCGTTACATGGTAGCTCGCGGGCTCATTCCGCTGCTTATCCACGATAGAGGACATATTCGATACGAAATTGTCCATCCCCGTAGTCTGCATGGGGTCCTGACCACCGGGGGTTGGGTGGGGGCTGATGACCCGCATACCGAGCGTGTAGTCGATCGCGACCGCCTGATCCATCTTATTGGTCAGCTGCTGTAGCCACGCCGTCCGGAAGTTGGAGATGCTACGCGGAATACCCCAGCCGCGCGCATGAACGCCAGAAATCGTCAGCTCGTCCTGGTGCAGAATCATATCCGGGTCAAACCGGAGACGGCCGCCAACCGCTACAGCCACGAGTACCTCAAGCGGTGTATCGTCGATGTGAATGCGGGATTTGCCCATTATGTCCTGGCGCGTTTCCTGCGGAATGTGCCAGTAGATGTCCTTACGAAGGCTAAAGCGGTTCTGAGCCAGCTCGATATCGGCTGGATCATAGCGGTTGATCTTGATTCGGTCGAGATCCTGTACCCGAC